TTGAACCGGGTCCCACGTGGGCATCGTGATGAAGAGAGTGTCGAGGCGCGGCACATCGAACCCCTCCTTCACCATCGAGTCCGTAGCGATGATGACGTCCCGGTCGATCGCTTCCTCGATGCTCTCCTGGGAGAGCTTCCGGCGACGCGGACGGACAGTCTTGATGGTGCCCTTGGCCTTATCCTTCCACTCGACCTCGTGGCGGTCCTTGTCTACGAGGTCAACGGAGTACGCACCGTCCGACTTGAACTTGTCCTGGTACCCGCGGCCGTCCGTCGAGAACTCCAAGGCGTCATCCTCGTCGACGTACCAGGCGCCCACACAGATCCCCACGGTCGTCCTGGACACCTGACTCGTAATGAGAGCCTTCAGCCGCAGAGCGTGCTCTACGCGAGGCGTGAGGATCAAGATGCTTCGACCCTGCTGCCTCGCCATCGACACCTCGCTGACGATGAGCCCATTCCGGGCCACGTCTCGCGTCATGATCGTAGTCTCGACGTGCTTCGGGTAGGTGTCCTTCCTGAACTCGAAGGCCGTCTTCACCTTGCGCACGCGCGGGACCATCATTGGCGCCTTCGCCTCCCAGACGATGTCCCCGAGGGTGTCGAAGAAGAGCTGCTCACCGCCGTCTCTTCGTCTGGGAGTCGCCGTAAGTCCGAGACGCTTGGCAGCACTGAAGTTGTGGGCGATGCGATTCCAGGTCGGGGCCCCCAGACGATGGCACTCGTCCACAATGAGGAGACCCGGCCAGTCGAATATCGGGTGGTCGTCGTCCCGGTTCGAGAGCGATTGGACCATCGCGATCACGATGTCGTAGTCGTCGCCGAACTCCTCGGTCTCGCCATAGAACAGGCCGACCTTCGCGTCCGGGAAGATGCCTGGGTCAGTCAGAATTCGCTCGCGCCACTGCTCCAGCAGCATCGACTTGTGCACGACGATGAGAGTCGACAAGCCGAGGTTGCCGGCGATCAGCAGACCCATCACTGTCTTGCCCGTGCCCGTAGCCGCGCAGAGCATGCCCTCGGCAGCCTCAGATCTCTCCAGCCACTTCGTGAGAGTCGCAACACCTTCGCGCTGCATGTCGTCTCGCGGAAACACGGCAGGCACGAGGGTCCGCTTCGGGGCGGTGACGTCGACGACGACCGGGAGGCCCCCTCGGGCGGTTCGATGGTAGTGGGCGCGAGGCAGCCCGATCGCGAAGTCGCCCTCGGCCGCCATCTTGATCACGGCACCGGACTGCTCATACGGGCCCGGGCGAAGCCGCACAGTGGTCTTCTTCCGAATCGCCTTCAGTTGAGCTTCGGTCAGAACAGCCTTTGGGATCCAGGCACGACCATCGACGCGTATTTCATTCCGTAGCGTCAACGAGCCACCTGTATGGAATCCAAACCTCGTTCAGACCCTCTTGCGCCTTCAGGTACCCGCCGTACACGGGGCTCTCGTCAATAACCAGCGCCTGTCGAACCTCATCCTCGCCACTGCGCCTGTAGCTAACGGTGGTACCGGTCCGGTGAGCGGTGTAGCGACCCCAGACCTCGCTGTACTTCTCCGTGCAGCGGAGGATTCGGATCTCGTCGTCGGAGTGAGGGGTCCTCGAATCCTTGAGACGGAGCGGGTTACCGTAACCCCGGAACCGGATGCCGAGCATGTTGCTGAAGAACACGAAGTCCCCGTTCTTCAGAACAGGAACACCTTCTCCGACGTTGATCACCGTGCCGTAGCGACACCAGATGCGTCGCGTGCCCAGTTCCTTTGGTTTCTTCGGCAGGAAGAGGCCGCCACGCTGATTGATGTCCGGCAGAAGTTGGACATGGACATGCCCGGTCATCGGCCTGAGCGTGTCGTTGCCGATGTTCTGCTCGCATGCACGCCGGTACATGTCGAGGATGTTGTCTGCTGTGTCTCGTACGTCCATTCACCCCTCCAGGGGAGCGGCACCACGGGACCCCACGACAACTCCTGTTGTCATCCCTGCATTCGATTCCTCGAATGTGGTGCCGCAGTGGTGGCGCCGGGAGTGACCCCGGCCGGAATAGACTTGAAATGGTCTACGCGCGCGCAAGCTAACTCTTCCGTACCGACCAAGTGGTAGCCACCAGAAGCTCCCCCGCGCGCGCGCACAAGGGAGCGGGTAACTCAGTAGCCGGGGTCGTCGTCGTCGGCCCCGGTGTCGTCATTGTAGTTGCTGTCGTCGTCGTCGCTGTACCCAGTGGCACCGAGACGTTTCGCCAGCTCCTCAGGACTCTTCGGGTCGAGGATCGCCATCCAGTCGAACGGCCCCAGGAAGTACTCCCGGTCATCCTCCTCCTCGCCCTCGTAGAACCACCCCTCCGGGAACCAGTCGAGCTGGCCCACGACTTCTTCGAGATGCTCTTCGAGGAACTCCTGGAGATCGACGGTCTCCTCGTACTGCCAGTCATTGCCGCAGTTGTCGGACTGGGCGGTGTCTCGGACGACGGTGAAGATCGCGCCTTCGAGCCCGTTGAGACCATCCTTCTCCAGCCTGATGCGACGGCGCTCCAGCTTCGCGACCAACTCGCTCTTGGCAGGCAAGATCTTGATCGACATCCGGTGACCCTTGTCCGTATCCCACCCAGTCACATCGAGGATGGTGTAGAGACCCAGGAGCCCGGTGGTGACGTTGTCGTCCTTGTCGCACAGCGGGCAGTTCACGGGATTGCCGTCATCGTCCTTGACGCCGGTGAGGCGTGGACACGTCTCCCAGTTGCCCCAACGGCCGTTGTCCTTGAAGTGGTGCTGCCACGCGTTGATGCAGTCGGGCTCAAGGATCATGATCTCCTTGGGCTGCTGAAGCTCCGAGGCCGGGATGAAGTACCGGAAGATGTTGTCCGGGCTGAACTCCTTCTGCCCTCCTCCGCGATACTGGCCCTTCTTCTCTTCCTTCTCGGAATCGTGCGACGATGCACCGCGAGAGAACATGTGCTGCTTGCCGTTCGCTTTCGGCTTTGCCTTCTCCTCTTTCTGCTCGTCCTTCTTCGAGGAACGCGATCGGCGACTGCTGCCCTTGCTTTTGGACTTGTCCGAGGACTTAGATGAGCGTCTGGTTGCCATGTCTTATCTCCGTTTTTGGGGGCTGTATTGGGCCTTTGTTGACCACTGGTTCGTGCCCCGTTGGATGATGGGAAATGTGAACCTATTACACATGAAATCGGACGTCAATAGCTATACGGCTGACCGATCGAGCGCTCCGAAATCGCCAATCAACTCAAGCACTTGTTCTGCTTCCAGATCCCCGGGGTCGGTACCCTCCGGGCACTGCTCCACCGAGACCGTCACATCGCGGCCCCGGAAGAACCGCTCGACACTGTTTGCGAGCCCCATCCCGGCATCGTCGCCGTCGGCCAAAACCAGAATGTCGTCAAACATGGTGCCCATTCGGTAGAGTTGCTCAGCGGGCCTGCCTCGCGCCAAATCTGGGACCCCCTCGCCGGGCTTCGAGCCGAGGGTCGCGAGTGCATTCCGAACGCCGAGCTGCCACAGGCGAATGGGATCAAGGTTGCCCTCAACGACCACTGCCTTACGGAGGCTGGGGTCGACCAGGTGCTCCCCGTACAGGTAGAGGTTCCTCTTGAACCCCTTCGAGTGCTGATACTTCGGCCAGATCCACCTGTTGTTGCACTGCGGGCAGCCGCCCTTTGCCCTGGGGTCATCGTCTTTTCTACGAGACCCGAAGCGAACCTTCGAGCCCGCGGCGCCGCACCACTGACACCGCGGCTTGTCCCACGCGACTCGCCTGGAGAATGCGAGGAGCTTCCCGTCGATGTCGCGAATCGGGAACACGATGCGATCACCGTGCTTGGTCTCGTCAACCATGAGTCCCCAGGCATCCCACGCAGCGAACGAAAACCCCCGATCGCGGATGTACGGGTGGAACTCCCTGCTGAACGAGTCCAGTTCCGACTCGTCCAGCGAGGGCCGCTCAACAGATGAGGCGCCCAATAGCGCCTGTTGGATTCGCTCGGGGGTCTGCTCCTCCTCTGGAAGCTCAGAGATGATGTTCATCACCGCCTTCTTCCGACTGCGCTGTCTGCTGGCGCTTGCCATGGGGTCGCGCGTAGCCGATCGGTTCCCGCCCTTGGTGTAGACCTCGTACTGCCGTACGAGCTGGCGCGCCTGCGGCCAGCTTTTCTGCGAAAGATACCGGAGACGATCCAGTAACGTCTTGAGGCCGAAGCCCGTCGTGTCGCAGTTCCCCGTGAGACAGTTATACCCCGATGGTCCCTCGGGGTTGACCCAGACCGCGAACGAAGGACTAGAGTCCGTCCCCCCACTGTGAGTCCACGGCGCACAGGGGCAAGTCGTCACGAGCTTGCCCTCGGCATTGGGCCCGCTGACGTTCCCGCACCCTAGCTCCTGAAGGAACTGCCTGAGGGGCTCCTCATTCACTCCTCTTCGCTCCCGAAGTCGAAGTGGGACCTCGACGACTGGGCGCCCTTGGAGTTCTGATACTTCGACCCCTTTCGATCGCCGTACAGGAGAATGTCGCCGAGCGGTGAATCGAACGCGATCTGAGCGATAGCCATGCCCGCGTACACGCGCACGGGATGCACGCACGTAATCTCCATTGTCCACTCGCCAGCAAACCCAATATCGCCCCACCCGGCCGTCTGGTGGATGGACAGGAAGAGTCGGCCCATGCTGGAGCGTCCGTGCATGTGCGGCACGTACTGATCGGTAAAGACGTGCTCGACGGTGTGGGCCAGGTAGCCTCGACCTGGAAGAAGCACGAGGCCATCCTCGGGGATCTGAATCCTCCGGGTGCTGCGTGGCTCCCGAGCGTCCAGAATGGCCCCCTTGCGATCCAGGTGAGTCACCAGCGACTTCTCGGATCGAACTTGGCCGTCCTGGGGGTGCATGAACAGGGCCTCGCCATACGAGAGGTCCAGCGGACGGCCGTCGCGATCGACGTAGATCTTGATCTCGTCGCCCAGCGTCATGTCCAGCGAGTTCGAGCCTATTCTCGCGGGGTCGAACGGATCGACCTCAATCCACCCCTTGTCGATGGCGCCCTGAATCTCAGGGCCGGTGAGTGTGCTCATTTCGAAGCCCTCTTCAGCCGCTCCGAACGAACCCGAATGAACTCGCGCCGAACATGATCGCGAATCGTCTTCGGCTTGACCTCGATGTCCTCGACGATCGTGGCGCCCAACGGAGCGGAAGGGTTCGGGGTCGCTTCGGCCATTTGCGCGATGCGCTCGATGTCTTCCTCGTGGAGCTTGTCGAGGTGCGTCTTGAACGCCGTCTCCAACAGGTCCGAGAAGTCGGCAACCCCGATGCCGGGATCCTCCTCCTCCACAACGACCTCGATCATGAAGTACTCTCCAAGCCCAACGATGAGCTTGGGGCCATCTCGCTTGATCGAGTATTTTCGCCGGAGCATCTCGGCTCCGACCTCGGCTGCAAACACATCAATATCCTGGCTCATCCTCGTCCTCCTCTCGTGAGTATGCTGTTGAAGTGGTTTCGGCAAAGTCCATCACATCGAGATCCCAGTTGACGTAGAAGGGGTCGTGGCGCACACCGCGCCTAACCTTCAACTGCTTCATGCCGACCTTGCGGTCCTCATACATCTCCTCGGAGGCGTACAGGCCGTAGATGACGTGAGCGTCCTGAGCGATGGCGTCGGACCCGTAGATGTTCTCGATGGTCGTTGTCTCAGCGCTGATCGACTTCCGGTTCATCTGACTCGTGGCCAAGACCAGCCTCGGGCGACCAAACTTTCGCGCCAGCTCCACCAGCCAGGGCGAGGCAGCGGCGATCTTCTCGTTCCTATTCCGGCCGTCGCCGAAGCAGTAGATGGAATCAACCGCGATGACATCGGGGTCGAACTGGCCGATGAGCGCCTGGACCTCGGCCTTGTCGAAGGACATCGTCGAGTCGCTGACCCAGAAGCCCTTCATATCGCGGCACTCGTCGATGTGCTCGTCGAGGCGCTCCTTCCCCCAGGGGTCGAGGCGCCCACGCGTAAACTGCGAGTAGCTCACGCGCGACTGCATGCACGCGAGGCGCTCCGCACACTCGTCCTCGGTCAGCTCGGGGGTTACGAGCAAGACCCGGCACCCTTGGTCATAGCAGTGCATGCACGTCTTCAGCAGCGCCCACGTCTTGCCGGTCTGCGGCCGAGCCACAAAGAAGTTCACGTGCCCGGGCTGAAAGCCCATGATCGAGTCCGTTATCGTCGGCCACGGGGTCTCGATGCCGAGGTCACCCTCCACGTACTTCTGGTAGTTGAGCGCGACTTGCGGATAGAGATCGAACAGGTTCACGGCGTGGATGCGGCTGAGCCCCATGGCCCGCAGGTCGTCGACAGAATCGATCAGCGCAGACTGGGCCTCGAAGATGTGCTCGTTGCCGAGCTTTACCAGGGCCTTGACCTTGTCGACGATCGACGTGACCTTCTTCTCGACCTCGCGGCGCTTGATGTGATTCACGAGGTGCTTGAGGGTGGCCTTCGGCATCTCCTCCAGCGACTCCTCGGTCCAGCCCATCTCGAAGATCAAGATCTCGTCGCCGGGAAGCTCGCCGTTGTTCTCCTTCATGTACAGCTCGACCCAGTCCCACGCCTCCTGGGTGAGATCGTCTAGGTGGTGCTTCCGAATCCCCATCTCTTCGAGGTGCCACGGAGCACCCAGTTCGAGCAGGACCCGCCTGAGTAGCGCCTGATCAACCGTCTGCGGCTTCATCCTTTGCCTCCTTGGCTTCCATCTGGGTCAGCAACCTTGCTTGGATGTCCTTGTCGAACGTGCACCGGACAGTGACTCGCGGGGGTGATTCCTTCGATGCGGCGTCGACCTCCGCCTGCGAAAGCATCCCCAGCTTCACGAGGGACTCCAGAATCGCCTCGTCGACGAACCACGACTTCGGGGTCATGACCTTGTCGCGATCGACTCCAGCGTCCTCAAGGATGCCCTCCAGCGCCTCGTAGTCGATGTTCCAGTCCTTCGGCTTGATGACCTTCTCGGGCTCGATGCCGCGGCCTTCGAGAAGCTGGCGCAAAAGCTTCACGTCCGGCGTCCGCTTCCCCCGAGCGACAGTCCTCATGAGCTTCACGAACGGGACATCGACGCCGACGGACTTGCCGGACTCCGTCTCCTCCAACTGCCACCCATCGACTTCGCCGTCCTTAATCGCCTCGGAGAGCAGATCAGAAATGCTGGCGCGGCGGGCCTTCATGTGCTTGTCGATCACTGCGAGCGCGGCGCTCACGACCGCCTTCTCCTCGAAGGTGAGATCCTCCACCGGTGTCTGGAAAATCTTCCGAGTCACCGAGTTGAACTTCGACACCAAACCATCAACCAATTCATTCATCTTCGCCCTCCCATAGCATTTTGAAGGCCTTCTTGGCCTCAACCGTACGTTGAGATTCCTTGCCCTTCAGTAGTGCGGGGATCACCATCCCCTGAATAACCGAGACCGTAGACTCCCGGACGGCATCTGTACTCTTGAGCTTGGTAGCACCGAGATTGCTCGTGAACAGTGTCACGAGCTGCTGGTCGTACCGATCTCTCAGAAGATCTTCCAACTCGCTCGCGTCGAAGCCGCTCGCCGAGGCGTGGTCCTTCGCGAAGTCGTCGATCAGCAGGACATCGACCTCGCGAGAGTAGGTCCAGAGATCTCGCTCTCCCGCTACGACGACCCCCTTGATGGAGGCCCGGGTCAGTTTGCTGTGTCGGATGAACAGACACGACTGACCGTGTGCGCGGTACTTGCGCAGTATCAGGCAGCCCAAGGCCGTCTTCCCGTGGCCGTTCGGGCCGAAGACATAGATCCCCATGCCCTCCTCGCGCATCGATCTCAGGTCCTCGACATACTGCTGTACGAGATCCTTGGCATCGCTCTCCGGGACCTTCTCCCATACCGAGTCCTGGAACCGCTCCGGCAAACCCATCTGCCTGAAGTCGGCGTCCGTCAACTCTCTCGGCTCTTCCAACCAGTATCTCACTCCCACTCCCCAACCTTGGACTCAGCATCCTCATCCCACTCGCCGCGATTGAGGGCTTCCTTTCGCACGCGGCCTCGATTCTTGTTCTTCACCTTCCGAATTACCTCGATCGGATCCTCGCCCTGGGTGAGCGGGTGGCAGATCTCGTGCCTGAGGTTCCACACAACGCTGGGCATCGGCGGCTTCGCATTCCCGGTCAGCTCCTGAAGCTCCTCCCAGTTGTCGAGCATGTAGACGACCGCCTCCATGGCGACGTCAATGGTGTAATCGTCGACAATCGAGGCGAGCTTGAACGCCGGCTTCGCGGGCTTCCCGCTGCGATAAAGCTTCGGGGAGTAGCCGTAGATCCCCATGAACTTCTCCTCGAAGAGCTTCCAGAGGCCGGGCTTGTTCATCGTCACGCCGTACGGATTGTCGTCATCCGTCCACTTCGCGCGCGTGTGCGCAGACGCGCCCGTGCGGCCGACCTTCGCAGCCGTCTTGCCGAGCGACTTCCTCTCTCGCTTCACTTTGTTGGACTGACGCTTCGTGTCCGTCTTCTCCAGCGCCGCAGCCTTCGTCTTCTCGAAGCGCTGCAATCGATTGCGGTCGGGCGTCAGCTTCACCTCGACGCGATCCTCGACCTCGACGGGCTCCGATGCGATCACGTCATCGACGGCGTACTTAGTGGAGCCATCGAGCGTTGCACCGATTACAACGGAGACCCCGAAGTGAGCCGCGTAATCGTAGATCCACCCCTCGGACCACAGCGTCCGAATGGCAGCCTCGACCTCGTCGTCACCCAGAACCGTTCCGAACTCCCCTGGAACCAACGATGCGAGAACAGGAGTGCCCTCCGGCATGTCGGATCCGGTGCGAGGCTTCCAGTCGGTGATATGGAACTCGGTCTTGTCGCGAAGAACCTCGTAGACAAGCCAGGCAGCGATACCGATCGCGTCAATCGCCTGGAGCTTCTCTCCAAGGAGCTTCCTCCGGGTCTCGTTCGGCATCATAGGTAAGGTCCCAGCACGCGTACTCGATCAGTTCACCCTCTACGTCTACTTCCGCGTGGAAGTAGAGCTGGGCATAGTCTCGCCCCAACCTCGAACGCAGATAGGCCTCCAGTTCAGGCTGACCGAGCTTTGGGTGGTCCTCGTAGGGAACCACCAGAACGATCGTGCCTTCCCCTTTGGGGGTCATGACGAGTTCGCCAACTAGGGGCTGTCGAAACGCCATTTGCTATCTCCGAACCGCTTTCGCGACGTGAAGGGTGTGCACATACTAGGAGATGAATTTGGAGCCGACAAGGGCTTATGTTCGGTGGCGGCCGGTGAGATATTGGACGTCTCTACGACGCCCAGGATCACCCACAGGGATCTGCCCATCGGTGAACCAAAATGCACGCGTTGCACACCAGTCACCGAATCGCCGGAAGAAGGGTATCTTCCAGTATTTGTAGAAAAAAATAGCGAGATTGCAAAAACGCTCTCCCCACTTCGCCTCGAACTGGGTGGCCTCGAACTCCACGAGCCCGACGCGTGACGGATCTCCCCAGTCGCTCAGGTCCGGGATGTCGGGACCCTTGATGTCGTCGACAACGACAATCTCAAGGTCGTCGCGATCGTACTCGCGAGCGCGAGACGACCACTGCGCTTCCTTCTCGCGGGCTAGATCTCGATCCACAACTACCCCTCAGGCTCGGCCTCTTCGTCGCCCTCGGGCTCGACGAGATTGCGACCGTCGTGCTTGAACTCCTCCTGGGTCAAGCCGCCAGCAGGCAGCTCTTCCGTAAGAAGGGTCGACATCTTTCGAGTCGGCTGGCGAGCCGACTCACTCTTCTTCTGTTCCTGCTTCTGATCTTGCATCTGCAACCTCTTCATCGAGAAGGACCCCAGCGAGGGCCACATGAACCTCGCCTTCGATGTCCTTCGTCTGTACCACGTGGCGGCGTTCGAGAGCCAAGATCGACTGACGATGCCCCACTGTCTTCGCTGGGACCCACTTGGCGTCGCCGCCCTCGGAAACGAGCTGGTCGAACGCAGCCTCCTGTGCCTCTGTCAGTTCCTCAGACATCCTAACCTCCGATACAGGTAACTCAAGAACACCATTCCTCACCGCCTGGATGCCCTTCCATACAGGACACCTGTCTCGATGGGCACGGGCTTCGTCTCTACTGAATGTGAAATCGTAGCAGACGCTCATGCACAAGATCGAGCACGCATACTTGCCCTTCTTCGGGCACCATACCGTGTAATAGCCGGCATTCGCCGGAGCTGGCTCAATAACGTTCATGACGGCCACACAAAAAAACCCGCCGCCCGGTTAGGGGCGGCGGGTGGATTCTACTCGTGAGCCTGCGAGGCACCCCTACCGCACAGACCCTTGCTTCCAAGTTTCGAGCGCAACTTGAGGCTTTCTGACGCTTAAACGGGGGAGATAGCTGCGGATTTTAAACCCCTGACGCCGTCCTGCCTTTTCTCTCTATGGTCCACCGTGATCTACCAGGTCGTGTTGCCTCCGAAGAGGGGGCCGGCAAGAGAGCGAAACCACCGGCTTCCTCGAAGAGTAGGCACCAATGCACACCTGGTCAAGGTTAAAGGTGCACTCCCTTCACATCACGCGTGGCAGAGAATGAGCCCGTGAGACGTCCTCGAATAGGCAACGTACATGAGCCTGTTTCGCAGGAATGGGTCGCGCCGAGCTGCGGACATGACGTCTGACTGGAGCACGTAAACGCGCTCGTACGTCGATCCCTGACTCTTGTGCACCGTCGTCGCATACGGGGGTCGAAGGATTGCGAATCGCTCCTTGAGCGGCCAGAACTCGCCCCACTTCTTCTCCTTGGCCAGCCGAGAGAGACGCTTGCCGAGCTTCACGCGGTCGCGCGAACCAAGGATGTAGATGGGAGCGGAGAGAACGGTGTTCGTCTGGAGATTGCGGACACGGAGCTTCCAGCAATCGAAGTCCCCCCAGGTCGTCTCCTCGGCCTCAAGAATCTCGACGTCGTCCTCGGTCTGGAGGATGACGTTGTCTCGGACCACGTAGGCCTCGACCGCGACGAGGCGCTCGCCAACGATGTAGGGGTCGACGTCGCGACCGAAGATCGCCTCGCGGACCTTCTTGTTGATGCGGTCCACAGAGCGGTTCGTCCAGGCCAATGCCTTCAGGTCGACTCCGGCCTTCGCGTGCTCGATGATGTCGTCCATCCACATATCGCGGTCGCGCATGTTGACGATCTCGCCCATCGAGTCACTGGCGTCTGGCGGCAACAGTGGAGCTGGGGAGTGGATATTCTCCCTGACCGTGTCGACGCATTCGCCGACGACACCAGCGAACCGCATGACTTCATTGAGGGTGACCTGATCCTCTACATCGAAACTGGGGGATCGCTTGTTGGGTTCGCTGACCGGTGGGAGCTGGAGATGGTCGCCCATCACCACCACGCGCATGCCCTGGTTGAACAGGCTGTTCGATGAGACACGAACCTCGGCCTCCAGGAAGCCCCACAGTTCGGAGTCGACCATCGAGCACTCATCAAGCACCGCCATGGTGTAGTCCTGAATCGGAGCCCATTTGTCCGGCCGATCGCGAACGAAGACCTGTTTCCCCTCGATCTTCTTCGGGCGGAGCTGGAGCGCGGAGTGCAGCGTCGCGTACGAATACCGCTTCGATCCCCCGTGAGAATGGCTCATGTTTGCGAGGACCCCGAGCGCCTTGTGGGTCGGGGCCATCATCACCGTGTCGTCGCGGTGTCTGTTGAGGCGGTGGCAGACCTCCTGGAGAAGCGAGGACTTTCCGGTGCCGGCATAGCCGAAGAGACCAAAGTACTGGCCCTTGCCGGCCTTGTACCACTCCAGGATCTTCTCGATAGCTGCTTGCTGCTCGTCGTTGAACTCGAACTCGAAGCCAATCGAGCTTTTTTCGGCCGGTTCCGGGGACATAATGCACCTCCTCTACACGAAGGCGCACCCTAGCACCTGTGCACAGAGTTCACAAGTCGGAGCCCTGGAGAATCTCGGACCCAAACAGGACGACCTCGGTGCTGTCGAACCCCTCGGGTTGCCAGTCTAGGACGACGTTGTACGCGATGTACGTGGGATCGCCCTCGAACACCGACTGGACGACACCGGGCACCTGCTCCCCGGTAGGCAGGTATGCCAAGATCTTGTCGTCGGTATGCGGCAACGGCAGTTCCCCGGTCCAGACCTTGTGGTCGATGAGGTAGCCCTTCACGCACACGTGCGCGAGGTACCGCTCCCAGTACTTGGCGTTGTGCTGCTCCGCCAGTTCCTCGGATGGCTCCGGCCTGAACTCCCACCTGGCAAACTGGCGACCCGAGTTCCGGTCGTCGATCACCGCGGCTCGAATCCAGAAGTTGGGCCCGCCCTCCTCGTGATCGGCAACCGTCACCGCCGCAACCGCCGCGATGTGCTTGCAGGGGCCATCCCGATGCTGAAACGAGGGACAGTCGCAGTGCGAGGACTGGTTCTTCAGGTTGAGCCAGATGCGGTACTCGCCGGTGTCGCCATAGACCGTGGCGTCGATGATGTCGCCGTCGTCCTGGCGGTACGTGATCCGGTTGTAGAACTCCGGTGCCTTCGCGCGCGCGCCCGGGCCCGAGGCGATGATGAGGTTGAGCATCGTAGGGGTCCACTCCCAGGTGCGACTTGGGTTCGGATCGAATCGCTGAATCGTCTCAAACGTAGCTCTTACCATTCGCCGATCGCCGATTCTGCGCTGTCATCCCACTCGCCAACACTCAGTGCCTGCGATCGTCGTGACGTCTTCCTCCGGTGAGTCTTCGATGTCTCCAGCTCCACGGCCTCGACGCGACCGGACTCCATTCGCCACTCCTTCACAGCGCCGGTGCACAGGAGTAGGTAGAGGTCCATGTCCTTCCATTGGAAGTTCGCGAGCCAGGGCCTCCCGCGCTCGAAGCAATGGCGGAGATAGGCCTCGGCCTCCTCGGCGCCGCCGAGTCGATTCACGGCCTTCTGGAGCTTGGCTTCATTCGATGCACGGACGTTCTTCACCTCGTGGTCGATGCCACCCGCGGCAGCCAGTTCCACAACGAGGCGCTGGAGCTGGGCGATGTCGGAGCCCGTTCTGCTCGGGACGACACTCCTTTTAACCCCTGATTTCCTGGGCTTTCGCGATTTTTTGACCCTCACCGGAGGGGCTGGGGAGGGCGGGTTCGCGCGAGCGTGTCCTATCTCACTCTTGAATTCGTCCAGTCGCCGGTCGAGTTCCTGGAGTACCCGAGACACGAGGCCCTCAACCTGTTTCTCACCCAAAGAAGAAGTGGAATCATCGCGACGCGGGGGCGGCTCGCGAAGCGAGTCGTCAACGCGCGCGGTAAGTTCGTTAGTATCCTTTTTTCCTCTTCTTCTAACTTTACTCTTCTTATGGCCGCCACAAACGGCGGGGGTCTCGCCACTTCTGGCGGGGTCAACGGTCTTACGGACCCGAGTAACGACAGACTTGGCGAGACGAACGAATTTCACGGAGAGATTGTCGTGTCCGTCGCCATTGATGACGAGCTTGTCACCCACGGAGTCGTCGAGCATGGACGCGTGGAGCCCCGGAATGAGCTGACCCTTCTTCGTCCTCACCTGGAGCGAGTTGTCGAGACCCTTGCCCCAGCGCGACTTAGCGAAGGCGATCAACCGGTCCGCCGTAATTGCGACCCGGCGGATGATGAAGCGAACAATGCCGGAGTGAGAGCGCTTCTCCTCGACCGTGATGATGTTGGCCTCCTGGAGATCGCGCATGACCCGGAGGCGGGTCCTCGACGTCAGATCTGCGCGGCGTTCAATCTCCCGACCGGAGAGGTAGCATTCGCCTCTGCCGAAGAGAACTCGATTGATCGCCTGGAGAAATCGAACATGGGAGATAGACGAAAGGCCTTGCGCCTGCGCGGCCCAACTGTCATATTCCTCGACCGAAAGGTACATTTCAAACCTCGTACCGAAGCGAAAGCCGACCCCAGTCCCAAAACTAGGTCGGCTTTCGTGTTTTTAGATGATGGAGTTCAAGAGGGACCGTCCAAACAAACTACTCAGAAGTGCCGAGCAGAGTGAGTCCCGGAATCCCCTCTGTCAAGGGACTCTCAGAGCTGTTTGAAGGTACGGCGGAAGTCCTTGTCCGGGTACACCGCGTAGTCCCCGTCCGGGAACCTAACGAGCCAGTCTCCGACCCTCCCCTTCACTACCGCGCGCGCACGTGTGCGAACCACGAAATCCACAGACATATGGATCGCGCCGATCGGTTCTCGCGGAACTATTGCCACGAAGTCGGACGGCGTGGGCTTCATCTCGGGGTAGAGGATTGCCGGCCCCGACTCCGCTGTCTCCGACGACTCATCGCCGAGGTCGTTGACGAGTTCGCTGACGCGGGTCGTTCTCGTACGGATCCGCTCTTTCAGGGCCACGCTGTGAGCTTCCATCTCCTGGGTATCCCTGTTCCGTCTGTGAGGCTTTCGTTGGGCGGAGATTCCCCCAGTATCGTCCACAGCAGCCATCGACGACATACCCATAAAGCCTTTGAGACGTGAGAACATGGTTACCCCTTCTTGGTGGCCTCGCGGACGATGCTGAACACTTCGTCCTCAAGGATCTTGTCGGTGCGGATGAGTTCGAGCTGGCGATCGAGACGTTTTCGGATATCAGCCTTAAACGGCCACATGAAGAAGTAGTCGGGACCGTAGAAGTTCTCGGCGATGGCCTCGACGTACTTCTCGGTAACCTCTTTGTCATCCCAGATCCTGGTGGCCATCGACATCGTGTACCCACGAAGCTCCGCCCACGCGCGCACGGGCGAGGGGAGGGGCAACAGGAACACCTGACAGAGGCCGAACCACACCATCCAAGGGAACCAGATCTTCCCGAGGGCAAGAAGTGCGAACAGGGCGAGTCCCTGGGGGATGGCGTAGCCGAGCCGAAACAGGAAGAACGGGAGACGAGCATCGTCGTGCCCGTGGACGAATTCGTGAGCCAGTGTCCGCCAGAAAGAGTAATGCTCCAGGCGAACTAGATCGGGTGCGTAGAGCCCAAGCCCCATGAACGTGATGAAGTCGGTCATGTACCGCTGCTTAATGCGGCGGCGGCCCTTCGCGAGCTTGAAAAATCCAACGGCAGCGGAAAGACCGCCGCCAACGCCAGCTCCGATCGCGAGGCCGATGAGGGTGTGATCAAACAGGAAGCCCTCGTAAGCCCCGAGTATCGATCCGAATGCCAGACCAACAGCCACGGTCGGCAGCGTCATCTTGAGGAGGCCATCGAGCATCGATCGCTCCTCGTCCTCCTCGAACTTCCACATCCAGAACATCACCCAACCAAACAGGCGCTGGTGCCAGACGTTCTCCTTGGCCTTCGCCTCGAAGCTGCCGA